TCTAGTATTCTAGGAACTACTCCAATAGTATTCAACAATTCAACAAATTATTGCAATATTATATCAGGGCAATATAATATTATAAAAGATACAATTTATTTTGTTGATGGACCTTTTGAAGGAAAAAAATACAACTATACAATTCCATATACTGATATTGATATTTCATCAGATTCTTTTAACTTATTCAACTCTAAACTGAAAACTGGATCATTTGTTACATTATATACACAAAATCCTCCGCAAGGATTAGATCCTACAAAAAATTATTATATTATTAAAAACTCGGAAAATAACTTTAGTTTTGCAAGTTCATATGTAAATTCTACAAATGGAATTAAAGTTGATATTACAAATATAAAAACATTTGATGCTCCGGCAGAAGATCTTACAATTTATCTTATAGATTTTTCTGATAGCTCATCATTTTCTGGAAGAGCATTTTTAAGATCTAATTATAATGGAAATATAGTATTTGACGATATTTCAGAACAATTTAATGGCATATCAACTTCATTTGAATTAAAAAGTTCTGGAATATCAACTGTTGGTATTAAATCTGATAATGGAATTTTGTTAGTTAATAATATTTTCCAATATCCAGAATATAATGAGGCATTTTATTTTAATGAAGTTGGAGTGACTACAACTAAAGTTGTTTTTAATGGTGTCGTTTTTCCTCAAAATAACTTAGGAATCACTTCAATAAAAGAATATGATGTGAACGTAAGAGGTCTTCCAAGGGGGGGAATGATCGTTGGATATGGATTAAGTGGTGGACACAATTACCAACCCCTTAAAGATGCTTCTCTGAACATTAAGTTCTTGGTTGAAAAAGAGAATGGCATTTTTATGTTGACAAATGATAACGTAGGAATTGCATATTCTGGATCTGGATATAGAAATCTTATTGGATATGCAACTTCTATTTTCTTTGAAAGTCAATCTGGAGTAAGATTGTCTGGATATGGAACAGCAACAATTTATGGTGGACACATTACTGGAGTGACTATTGCACAAGATTGTGAATATAATAGTGCAATTTATGGACTATATCCTAATATTAAAATATCTTCACCAATTCCATATGAAAATATAAAATTAAATGGATCTACATCTGGAACTGGAGCAAGAGTATCATTTGAAATTAGAGATGATGGAGAAATTTCTCAATTTAAAATTACAAATCCTGGATATGGATATACTTCTGGTGAGATATTATCAATACTTGGAGATGTTCAAAATTCAAATCAAAGTTCCTCCGATTTATTAAAAGTAAATGTATTAGAAGTTGCAAAAGATACATTTTCTGCTTGGAATCTTGGTCACTTAAGAAAACTTGATGAGTTGGGTTCTTATGCAAATGGATCAAGAAAAATTTTCACATTTGAAGAAAATGGACAGACTCTTAGTTTAGAATCTACTGATGGATCTGATATTGATTTATCTCAAAATCTTCTAATATTTGTAAATGATGTTCTTCAAATACCAAATGATTCTTATATTTTTAATGGAGGAACTCAGATAGAATTTAAAGAAGCACCAGCAGAGGGAAGTTCAATAAAGTTATATTTTTATGAAGGATATACTGGAGATAGTGAATATATTGATATTGTAGAACCAGTAAAAATTGGAGATAAAGTTCAATTATATAAAACTGACAAGGCAACACCAGAAACTCAATCTTCTAGAACAGTGAAGAGAATATTATCTTCTGATAAATTGAGAACTGAGATTTATAATAAAAAGGGATTATCTGAAAATTCTTCATCATATAGATCTATATCTGTTACCCCACAGAAATCGGATTTAATCATTGGTGGAGAAAGAGTAAGTAAATCAAGAGTGTCATTAGCAACAACGTATAAAGCATATCAATTAATAAAAACTACTCCAGGAACTTTTATCGGAGTTGGAACAGATTTTATAGGAATTAACACTTCATCAATTAATTTATTAGATTATGTAGATTGTCAATTTACAGATCAATTGAGAGTAGTTTCTATTGGAAATAGTATAATTGGTCTCTCAACCTATTCCACAAATGATACTGCTGCTACGACACTACAAGTAAAGGTCTGGAGAAAACTATAATAAATAAGGTAAAATAGATTTACAAATGACCGCAATAATTACAGATTTTTTAAAGTTACAAAATTGTAATAATTTTATATCTGATATAAAAAGATCTGAGACAAATCCTAGTAGTACAAATTATTACATTTTCATTGGATTTCCAAACAGTGATTCATATTATACAAATTGGGACTCAAATATTCAAAATCCAACAGATAATTTTACATATTTGAATTCTTATAGAGAATCGATTTTAGGTGTAAAAAGGATTTCTTCTTCTGATGTGATTCGTGTTATTCCAAAAATAGAATGGAAAACAGGAACAAGATATGATATGTATCGACATGATTATAGTTCTAGTAATTCTGCAAAAAATAGTGGATTACTTTCATTGTATGATGCAAATTATTATGTAATTACTGATGAATATAAGGTCTATATTTGCATCAATAATGGAGCATCTAGTGCAAATTCCTTTAAAGGAAATCCCTCAACATCTAAACCAATACATACAGATCCAAATGAATATACAGACAGAGGGGATGGATATGTTTGGAAATATCTTTATACTGTAAGTCCAGGAGATTATATTAAATTTGATTCTACTAATTATATTTCAGTTCCAAATGATTGGTTAACTACTACAAACGCATCAATTTCAGAAGTTAGAGATAGTGCAATTGATGGTGGAATTAGAGCAGTCATAATTGAAAAATCAACAAAATATTTAAATGTTTCTAGTTCAGTAATTTGTGATATCAAAGGTGATGGTACTGGGGCAACAGCAGCAGTTCAATTTGATGCTGAAGGATACCCATCAAATGTAACTATGTTAACTGCTGGTTATGGATATACTTATGCTACATTAGATTTGGATTCTGTAGTATCTCCTTATGATGCAAATAATAAAACAATCTTTAACGTAATTATCCCTCCTCCTGGAGGGCATGGATATGATGTATATAAAGAATTGGGAGCATATAGAGTTTTAGTTTATAGTAGAATTGAAAATTCATCTACTGATCCAGATTTTATCATAGGAAATCAATTTTCTAGAGTTGGGATTATTAAAGATTTAAAATCTTATGGAAGTAGTTCTGGACTATTTGCAGCATCTACTGGTTCAGGACTATATGGATTAGCATTAAGTGGAAATGCCACTGGAGAATCATTAGATGTTTTAATTGAACAACCAACATCAAATGCAAAAGGATTTTTAACAAGTAAGCAATTGATTTCATCTGTTACTATTATTAAGTATATTCAACCAAGAGAAAATTACGTCGATACTTATTATAATACAATAGTTTCCAAATCTTTTGATCAGTATTTAAATACAAATTATGCTGGAATTACTACAAGTTCTAGTTATAATTTTTCGGAATTTGATAATACAGGTGTTAGAATTTATAATTCTGGAAATACTAGTTACAATACATATTCAATTTCAAATATAAATGGATCTCAATATAATACAGTATATTTGGGGCAATATTTTAATAATGGAGTATCAAAACCAGATATAAATACAAAGAGTGGTGAAATATTATATGTGGATAATAGATCATCTGTATCCAGACAAGTGGACCAAAGAGAAGACATCAAAATTATTATAGAGTTCTAAAATGCCCCAAAATACTAATCTAAACGTTAATCCATATTATGATGACTTCAATGAAGAAAACAATTACTATAAAATTCTTTTTAAACCTGGAATAACGGTACAAACTAGAGAATTAAATAATTTACAATCGATTTTACAAAATCAAATTGAAAAGTTTGGAAAAAACTTTTATTCCAATGGTGGAATAGTAATTCCTGGCAATTTTGCTTATGATGGAGCATTTACGTGTGTAGAGGTAGAATCTACGTATAAAGGTGTTTCTGTTGAAACTTATTTCTCAAGTTTAATTGGATTAACTTTAAAGGGAAAGATTACTGGGGTTACTGCAAAATTAGAATATGTATTATCTAAAAATGATGCAGAATCAACTCGAAAAACAACTTTATTATTCATAAAATATTTGAAATCATCTGATAGTGATTTTAGTACAGAAATATTTGAAAATGGAGAAGAATTATCAGTACAATCTGATGTAACAGTTGGGAAAACTGTATTTTATTCTGGTCAAGATGTTTTTAGAGTATTATCACCTTTAGATAGAAGTTCTTGTTCTGTGGGATCTGCAGCAAAAATTGATGAAGGTGTTTATTTTGTAAGAGGATATTTTGTAAACATTGATAAGGATTTAATTATCTTAGATCCTTATACAAATTCACCAACATATAGAGTTGGACTTCAAGTATCAGAAAATATTGTAAATTCAAATGAAGATAATACATTAGTTGATAATGCACAAGGATTTTCTAATTATGCTGCCCCAGGAGCAGATAGATTTAAAATTACATTATCTTTAATTAAAAAATCTATTGATGATTTTAATGATGATGATTTTATTGAACTCTTTAGAGTAATAAATGGAAAAGTAAAAAAAATTAAACAAAATGATCCAAATTCGTTTATAACTGAAACTTTAGCTAGAAGAACCTTTGACGAATCTGGACATTATTATGTTTCCCCATTCAAAGTTGAGGCATTAGAATCATTAAATGATAGATTAGGTAATGGTGGACTATTTTTAGATGGACAAAAAACATTTGAAGGAAATACTCCATCTGATGATTTAGTAGGAATTAAAGTATCTCCAGGAAAAGCATATGTAAAGGGATATGAGATTCCTACAGCAACTGAAGTTTTGGATCTTGAAAAACCAAGAACAACTAAAAAAGTTGAATCTTCTTCTTCCAATTTTTATGCTGGAAATCTGTTAAGAGTTAATAATATTAAGAATTTACCAAAAATTGGATTGACAACAAATTATTCAATATCTCTTTATAATACACGACTTGTAAATAATGTAGCAACTGGAACTACCATTGGATTGGCAAGAATTTATGATTTTGAATCAAATAATACTTCTTATGAAAATCCTTCAAGTCAATCAAATCTATATCTTTTTGATATTCAAACTTATACAAATCTAATTACAAATTCAACATTATCAAATGTAATTGCTGGTAATTACATTAAAGGGCAATATAGTAATGCTTCTGGACATGTAAAATCAATTTCTGGTTCTAATGTAACCCTTTATCAAGTATCTGGATCTTTCATTCAAAATGAACCTCTAATTGTTTCTGGAATTTCAACGACAACTACCATTGGAACTGTAACTGATTATTCAATTCAAGATATTAAGTCTGTTGGAGATGGTACATTCATTGCAGATAGTTTACTTTCAAAAGAACTTCCAATTACTGGACCATTCAATCTTACGGCTACTAATGGTATTGGAACAATTACAAAATTTGATGGATCTTCTTTTGCAAGTGCGATTGTTGTTAATGATATTATTAAATACACAAGGTCTGGAATTTCTTCTGCAGTTTTCTGCAAAGTTTCATCAGTAAATGCATCAAAAACAAGTGTTTCTATTTCTGGCATTTCCACAGTAGCAAACGTATGTGATGGAAATCTTGGAATCTCTACATCACTTTCCAATATTAATGTAATTAGACCTGAGATTCAAAATTACGATGACTCTTCATTGTATTCAAAATTAAATAATACAGCAATCTCTGAAGTTAGTTTCTTAAATTCAAACATATATGTCAAAAAATATTATGAAGGTTTGACTATTACTTCAAATTCTTTAACTTTACCAAATCTATCGAACACTGATTTTGTATATGCTGCATTTGATGAAGAAAGATATAATTTAGTCGATGATAGTGGAAATAATATCAATCTTACCAATTCAACATTTACATTATCATCTGGTGGAAAAGTAGGAATATTTACTGGTCTAAGTGTAGCAACTGCTTCTGCTGCAAAGGTTATTACGACTCAAATTAAATCAAATGTAACTTCAAAATATAAAAAATTACAAAGAGTTCAATCAGTTTCGGTAAATAATTCCAAATATAATCCAGTAAGAAATGTTGGATTAGCATATACTTCAGTTTATGGAACTAGAGTAGAAGATTCTGAGATTAGTTTAAATGTTCCAGATATTGTAGAAGTACATGCAATTTATCAATCTTCTACTACATCTAATCCTCAACTTCCAAGTATTACAATTTCTGGAGCAGATTCTGTAAACATTATCTTGGGTGAAATATTTGTTGGAAAAACTTCTGGAGCAGTTGGAATGGCAGTTGTTGCCAACTCCACTACTAATATTTCATTCGTTTCAAAATCTAATATTGAATTTATTCCAACAGAAACAATTGAATTTAAGGAATCTGGAGTTCAGGCAAAATTAGAAGTTTATAATGTAGGAGATCAAAATATTTTATCTCAGTTTGATCTTGACAATGGACAAAGAAAGCATTTCTATGATTTAGGAAGAATTATTAGAAAATCATCTTCACAAGAACCATCAGCAAGATTAAAAATTGTTTTTGATTATTTTAAATTTGAGACTACAGACGATGGGGATATATTATCTGCAAACAGTTATCCAGCATCTTTGGATAAAAATAAAATTGGAATTTTTGGAGAAGTGCGAAATTCTGATACCATTGATATAAGACCAAGAGTTATTGATTACAACTCTTCAACAAAACTAAGTCCATTTGAATATCAATCAAGAAACTTTAGCACAGGATCAAATAATTCATCTCAAATTTTAGCATCTAATGAATCTATCATCTTTGATTATAATTTCTATCTTCCAAGAACTGATAAACTTGTTTTAAATCAAGATGGCATTTTTAATATTATTGTAGGAGATCCTAGTGAAACTCCAATTGTCCCAAGTATTTCAGATGAAGTATTAGATGTTGCTACAATTGTAAGTTCACCATATGTTTATAGTGTCAAAGATGATGTTAAAATCATTTTAACTGACAATAAGAGATATACTATGTCTAATTTAAGAGACATAGAAAAGAGAGTTGAATCTCTTGAGTACTATACATCTCTTTCTATTCTTGAAGTTGCAACTCAGAATTTACTTATAGAAGATTCTGAAGGAATGAATAGATTCAAATGTGGATTTTTTGTAGATAATTTCAATTCATACGATACTTCAGATACTTCAAATCCTATTTTTAGAGCAAAAATAGAAAATGGTATTCTAGGTCCAGAAACAAATAAAAATCAAATCAATCTTTCACTAGGTACTTCAAATAATATAACAATTACCGGAAGTACATTATCATTAAACTATGAAGAAGTTGTTCAAGAAAAGCAACCTTTTGCAAGTAGAATTACGAATGTAAATCCATTCAATATTGTAACTTGGACTGGTAGATTAGGACTAAACCCAAGTTCTGATACATGGACTGTAGAAATATCAGAAATAGTATCAATTGCAAATCCTGGTAGAAGAGGTCAAGTTGAAAATATTCAAACTGGAACTTCTATACCAAATATCAGATCAAGAAATATTGAATTTATTGGAACAAGATTAAAACCAACTACTCAATTTGACTTATTATTTGATTCTAGAAATCTATCAGATAATTCTGTTAGTAGCACATATGCCTTCCCTAAATTATTAGAAGTTTCTGACGTAATTGGATCTTTTGCAGTTGGAGAAACCATTAAAGGTATCACTAATAGTGGAATTAGAGTTTCATTTAGATTATGTACTCCAAATCACAAATCTGGAACATATAATTCTCCAACTTCAACATATAGTATCAATCCATATAATCCTAACGTTGGAATATCAACACTATATGGACCACAATCAACCATATTAAATGTTGATACATCTTCTCTTCAAATTACAAATGAATCTGAATATTCTGGAAATATTATATCTGGAATGAAATTATATGGAACAAACAGTGGTGCTGTAGCTACAGTTTCAAGAGTAAAATTGGTAACAGATGATAATGGAACTTTAGTTGGAAGTATATTCATTCCAGATCCAGAGACAAGTTCTTTAAAATTTAATACTGGAAATTCAACTGTAAAACTTACTACAACTCAACCTGCATTAGGAGTGCCAGGAGAGTTTACAAGTTCTGCTGAAACAATTTTCACTTCTTCTGGAAATAGAGTTGAGAATAGATCAGTAACTTATTATGATCCACTTGCACAAACATTTGTAGTGAATGAGTCTGAAGGAATTATTCCAACTTCTGTAGATATTTTCTTTGCCTCAAAAGATTCTTCAATCCCTGTAACATTACAAATTAGAGAGGTATCTTCAGGAACTCCTGGGGGTTCAGATAAAATTGTTGGAAATCTTGAAAAAGTATTAATTCCAAGTGAAGTATACACTAGTTTAGACGCATCAGTAGCAACTAAATTTAAATTTGACAGTCTTACTAAACTAGAAGGTGGAAGAGAGTATGCATTAGTACTACTTTCAGATTCAAATGAATATAATGTATGGATATCAAGAGTTGGTGAAGTTGAGATTTCCACTCAGAATCTTACAGAAGTTCAGAAAGTAATTATTAATAAGCAACCATCTCTTGGATCATTATTTAAATCTCAGAATGGAAGCACTTGGGTTCCCACTCCAGAAGATGATCTTAAATTTACTTTAAATAAAGGTAAATTTATTACTTCTGGTGGATCTGCAAACTTTTACAATTCGGTATCAATAACAAATTCTTCTGAAAATATATTACCAACAAATGCATTATTTGGAATATCAACATCTGCTACTTCTTATAATAATGGAAGATACATTTTAGTATTCCATCCAAATCATGGAATGTATTCTTCCAATAATAAAGTGGAAATTAAAGGAGCATCTTCGGACATTCTTCCATCAAAACTAACTTTAGGATGTGGAATTACTGAAACTGGAGTAATCTATGTATCAGACACTTCCAATTTTGTAAACTTTGAAGGGTCTGCAGTAGATGTTACAAATCCTGGTTATATTAAGATTTCTGATGAGATAATCAAATATGAAGCATTAGGATCAGGTCAACTATTGAATATAACAAGAGCAGTAGAAGGAACAACCGCATTGGTACATCCAGTAGATTCACTAGTGTATAAGTATGAATTTGATCGTGTATCTTTAACTAAAATCAACAAAACTCATAATGTAGTTGATCCAACAATTGATTCATATTATATTCAAGTATCATCTGGAGCATTTTCAGAAAGTAAATTTGGTGGGGGAAATAATATTCATGCATCCAAAAATAAACAATTTAGTTTATTAGAGTTTGATAAGAATTTTGTAACTACTTTTAAAGATACAAACATATATCCTACTGTGAGAACAGTAAGTTCAACAAGTATTGATGGAACTGAGGTGTCATTCAAAGATAAAGGATTTGAATCAGTTGATATTGCTGGATTAAATAAATTCAGCACTCCAAGAATGGTGGCATCAAGAATTAATGAAACTACTCTAATAAATTCAACAGAATTCTTAGATAATAAATCATTTACTTTACAATTAACTATGAATACTCAAAATGAAAATGTTTCTCCTATTATAAATTTAAACAATTCAAATTGTACAGTATATAATTATAGAATTAATGAACCTGTTGGATTATCTTCATATAAAACTGATAATAGGATGAATTCAAATACTGAAGATCCTCATTCATTCATCTATACTTCAAAGAAAATTGATCTGTCCCAATCTGCAACTTCACTAAAAGTTTTATTGACTGCTTATAGATCACAATATTCAGATATTAGAGTTCTATATAAAATCTTTAGAAATGATGTTCCAGATGAAAATCAAATTTGGGAACTATTCCCTGGTTATTTAAACCTTGATGTAAATGGTCAAATTATCAATAGTTCCAATAATGATGGAAGATCTGATGCATTTGTTCCATCTAGTTTAGAAAATGAATATCGTGAATATACATTTAGTATTGACAATCTTTCACAATTTACATCTTATGCAATTAAAGTTGTAGGAACAAGTAGTAATCAATCTTATCCAATATTAATTGATGATATAAGATCAATTGCATTAAGATGAAAAAATATGCAAAAGTTGAAGGATATGAAAATTTAGTTAGAGACCTTGAAACAAGTGCAATAATTAATACAGATCATATTTCATTAAACAATTATGAAAAGAACAAAGATTTAAGAAAATGTCAAAAACAAGATATTGAAAATCTTAAATCTGAAGTTGAATATATAAAATCTTCAATTGATGAAATTAAATTTTTACTAAGAGGATTAAACAATGAATCCCGATGAACTAAAACTCTCGACTGTAAATAAATTATTTGAATATGAAAAAATTTCCAGAGAACTTGATACTTGTACCAATATTGATTTACTTCGAAATATTTGTAAATGTTACGTAAAACTTCACATGAAGCAACAGGAATCTATTGCTGAAATGGGAAATATTGTTCTAGATCTAAATAATTAAAAAATAACTAGAATAATGGCAAAACCAGCATCAAGACAAGAATTAAAAGATTATGCTTTAAGACAACTTGGTGCTCCTGTTTTAGAGATCAACGTTGCCGAAGAGCAATTAGATGATAGATTAGATGATGCTTTGCAATATTTTAATGAGAGACATTTTGATGGAGTTGAGAAAATGTTTCTCAAATATAAACTCACTCAAGAGGATATTGATAGGGGAAGAGCAAGAGGTGGAGGCAAAACAGTAGGTATTGTAACTACTACTGCAACATCTTCTTCTGGAACAGTTAATTGGGAAGAGAATAGTAATTATATTCAAGTTCCAGATTCTGTAATTGGAATTGAAAGAATATTTAAACTAGACAATAGAACAATTTCTTCAAATATGTTCAATGTCAATTATCAATTATTTTTAAATGACATATATTGGTTTAGTTCTACTGAACTTTTAAATTATTATGTTACTAAAAGATATCTAGAAGATATTGATTGGATTGTGAATCCACAAAGACAAATTAGATTCAATAAAAGACAAAATAGATTGTACATAGATATGAGTTGGGATACTTTGATTGCAGATCAATATCTTATCATAGAATGCTATAGAATTTTAGATCCAAATAATTTTACTAAAGTTTATAGTGATTCATTCTTAAAGATGTATTTCACTTCATTAGTTAAAAAGCAATGGGGACAAAATTTAATTAAATTCCAAGGTGTAAAGCTTCCTGGTGGAGTTGAGTTAAATGGAAGACAAATATATGATGATGCTGTAAAGGAGTTAGAAGTAATTCGTCAAAGAATGATGAGTGAATATGAAACTGCACCCTTCGATATGATAGGATAGTATGTTAAATTCATTTTTTATCAACGGAACTAACACTGAGCAGGGTCTTGTTCAGGATCTTATTAATGAACAATTGAAAATGTATGGTATAGAAGTTTATTATATGCCAAGACAGATTTTCTCTCAAGGGAAAGTTATTAAAGATGTAATTTATTCAAAATTTAAAAATGCGTTTCCAATTGAAGCGTATCTATTAAACTATGATGGATTTGAAGCAAATAGTGTTTTGATGAGTAAATTTGGAGTTAGAGTCACTGACGAAATGACTCTAATCATTTCAAAAGAAAGATTTGAACTTTATATTGCTGAAATTATGAAGTCAATTCCAAATGTGAAAAATGCATTGAGACCAAATAGTGGAGACTTAATTTACGTTCCATTATCCGACAGTTTAATGGAAATCAAATTTGTTGAGAATAGGAAACCATTTTACCAACTTCAAAAGAATTATGTTTATGAACTTAGATGTGAAGTTTATGAACTTGAAGATGAAGATATTAATACCGGACTTACAGATATTGATCAACAATTTAAAGACAGTGGATATAATGCTACCTTAACTCTTTCTGGAATTGGATCTACTGCAACAGCATTTACTTCTTTGGTCACTGGAGGAATTCAAAAGATTAAAGTAATCGATGAAGGATATGGATACACATCAACTCCAACTTTAGTAGTGTCCTCACCCACTGGCATAGGAACACAAGCAAAACTTGTAGGAATAATGTCAGGAGCAAGGTCACTTTTAT